CGTTTTTTGTCACCATTGCTGAAATTTGAATCGTATTTTATTTTATCCTGATCTAATATTTTTTCAGGAGAAAATAATGATCTATCTACTCTAGGTGAATAAAGTTTCGATCTCTCTTCTTTAACCTGTTTGCAATATGCATCACGAATCTGATTAAGTCTTGTAATTGTAAGCTTGATATTACTATCTGCATTACTCATTGCAGAGATATAAGCTAATTCTTCTTTAAGATATCTACGCTTAATAAGCGTATCTCTTAATCTTACTACTATTTGAGTAAGTTGTATTGCGTCCAGGCGTTCAAATTCAAGACAATGCTGTAGATCAACAATTGTTTTATCACATTCACTTAGTTGACTATTACATTCATCTTTATATACATTCAAATCTTTAAGGATTTTAGTCAAGCTATTCACTGTATTAGGTAAGTCAATGAATTTTGAATCCATATATATTTCCTTACTTTTGTTCTGTGCATGGATGTTCTTCAGGGCAGTATCCTAAATACTTTCCTAAATACTTACATTTTGGCACAAAATAAGTATCTACGATATATTTCCATTCGGGAGAATAAGCGCTTAAGGCATTTTCAATATCCGAAAACAAGTTTCGGAATTCCCAGTATGCTCTCTTACATTTTCTCTGATGAGACATATCTATAAGGGTTCTTAAATTGATTTTACAAACTACGGTAGTTGTCATACCAAGAGGAAGTATATTTGCCACATCTTCTTTTGGTGCCCCAAGATCTTCAAGCTGCTGACCTGTTTCTCTTATAATTTTCATAAGAGCTTTATATCTTGCTAAAGCTTCAGGCATACTTGCTATACTATCAGGGATAATATATTCAAATCCCTTTTTAGAATAGTCTATATAACGAGTACTAGATTGAAGTCTTGTCGGCAATCCACCTATATGAGTATAAAATTCTCTTACAACTCTTGCAGAATAACCTTCAAGAACCATATAAATATCTGGAAATTCTAATGGGCGTCCATGCTGAGATTTAAGGCAGTTCATGCCACGCTTAAAATTCTTTTCTTCATCTTCTGTATCTGCGCCATAACAAACACCTGCCATTTCTCCTATTAATCTAATAGGATCTGAGCAGGTGTGATCTGTTTTTATAATGACCTTATTGAACCTTCCACGACTAAAGTCGCGAGATTCCTGCTTCATAGACCTTGCAACCTCAGTCTCCACAGGCTTAATTTCCGTAGTTCCTACGGTACTATTTTTCATAACTGTTTTATTCCTTCATTTAAAATATTAATTGCGGCATTAATGTCTCGGTCATGTGTTGTACCGCATTGCGGACAAACCCATTCTCGAACAGATAAATCTTTAGTATTTGAATTAATATAACCACATACATGACACGTTTGACTTGAAGGAACAAAGCGTCCAATCTTGATATATTGTCGATCATTCCATTCCGCTTTATATGTTAATTGTTGTGTTAGTTCAAACCATCCACAATCGTATATGGCCTTCGCAAGATTGTGATTCTTCACCATATTGCTAATTGCCAGATCTTCACTAACTATCACTTGGTTTTCGCTGATAAGCTTATGAGAAATTTTGTGTAGGTAATCAACTCTAGTGTTATGAATCTTTTCGTGGATTTTTGCAACCTTGATCCGTTGTTTGTTGTAATTGTTGCTACCTTTGATTTTACGAGATAATAGCCTTTGTGCTCTCGCAAGTCTTCCTTCGTACCTCTTTGCTATGCGTTGGTTATTATACTTCTGACCGCCTGATGTAATAAGCAAGTCCTTAATGCCAAGGTCAATCCCGATCTTACCATCAGTCGATGGAAGTTTCTTATGTTCAGTCTCGACAAGAACTGATACAAAATATTTACCAGATGGTGTCTGTGATACCGTTGCGTTTTTTATCTGACCATAGAACGGTCGACTAAGTTTTGCTTTGATGAGCTTTAATTTCGGAAGTTGAATCTTATTCTGATCGAACAGAATCTTAATGTTTCCCTTTCCGCTTGTTGCGGTTGTATACGAATTCCTGTGATTGTGCTTACTGCGAAACTTCGGATAACCCGAATGAAGTTTGAAGAATCGTTGATAAGCATTGTCCATCGCAAATACTGCATATTCGAGTGTAAATTTATCAACCTCTTTGAGCCATAAATTCTCACTTTTTAAGACACGGGTATAATACAAACAATCTAATTTGCTCATCGATTTCTTTTCTGTCTCATATAATTTCTTTCGATAAGCAAGGACCTGGTTATATACGAATCGGCAACAGCCAAACGTTTTCTGAATTAGCTTTTCTTGTTCCTTGTTCGGATATATTCGATACTTATATGCTTTAAGTATTATGTATCACCTGTTTTTGTTCGTTTACTCATGACTAAAGTCACGATGGTATGCTAGCGTCTTACTCATAGATCTGTACCTCAAGATCTTCGAGCGATGACAGATACTTGATCATTAGCGGTTTAACTGTGCCCTCCCAGTCAAGTCCGCCAAGGCCACAACCTATTCTTGGAAATGCTACAGAATGTATACCTACATCTTTATAAGTTTCCACAAAATTCTGTAGACCCTTTTCAATATAATCTATAGTAGACTTACTCTTCCAATGTTTCTTAGTAGGGAAGAGAATAATGTCGCGCTCATCACACTTACTGCCAGGATAATAATAAAGCTTGCCAATATCAATCAAATGATACTGGCAAGCTTTCTTGTATTCTGTAAACATCTTTGGATACCTATTCTTAAAATCGAGCGCAAGTCCTTTGCCCATAACACCTACCGTATTGACAGGATTAACAATAACCTGAGCATCACTATCAAAGATGTTTTCATTTTTCTTAAATGTAACCATCATATATACTCCTTTCGTTTGATTATTCTATATTTGCAATGTATTTAAGTGAATCAATTGAAAGCTCTTTAGCAGTAAAAAGAATTTGCTGTGTATTATCAAGCAACTGTTTTACGTTCTCAAGCATATTCGCGTCAATACACTTCTTACACAATTCTATTGAAGTATTGATAGTATCAAAAGAATTGCCTAATGCATTACAAGTACGTCTTGCTATATTTTGATTCTTCTTAGATACCATGTATATTTAATAGTAAATTGGTTATATCGACCATCTGATCTATAAGAATATCGATATAACTATATAGATCTTGAATCGTATATTTTTCATCACTGTCTAGCATCATTTCTCGAAGATCCAATAAATGATTTTTCGTTGATTCCAACTTATCATTTATAGCGATATAATTCGGAGTCATTACTTACCAGTACTTCCAAAGCCACCAGTACGAGTCTGATGGCTCTCCTCTCCGATAGGAGCATACTTCATAAGAATGCCCTGTACAAGCTTGTCGCCTTCTCTAATAATATATGGCTCCTTGCTATAATTATAAAGGTTGAAACCAATATTTCCATCATTTTTTTCATTATTAGCATAATCGGCATCTATGATACCAACAGTATTCATAAGCATAATGCCTTTAGAACCAAGAGAGCTACGCGGAAAGATTGCGAGCACTTCATCGAAATTCATAATGGCCTTCAGATCACTCCAGATCATACAGGACTCTCCCGGCTCAATTCTCACTGTAATAGGAGAAAAGAAATCACATGCTGCCGAAGCCATAGTACTTCTTACAGGCATGCTGATATTTGCATCTGGATTCTTTCTATGTTCGTCCTTAACGATCTCAAAACGAGGCTTAATTGTCTGATTAGTTAAAATCATATTATTCTTCTTTCTATTTAAAAATTTAAACTTTTGCAAATATTATCTACTTTTATTGTATTGCCATTATCAAATATTTTATCAAATTCTTCGTACATACTTTGACGTTTATCAATGTATAACATTGATTTCTCTAAAATAGATTCAAGATTATTGGCCTGATCTATACTGTTTATTTTGAGCTTGTAAAAATACTGACGCTTTTCAATTGCTTCAATACAAGAATCCCAGTTTTTTTCTACATATTCTAATGCACGCTTATTTTTATCTGAATTGTTTATATATTGTCTGTTTAATCTATCTAATAAGTCTTCTGTCTTGTATCGATTTTCTAATCTTTTTAGCCATTCATCTTTCAAAGATTTATCTGGATATACAATAATCATAGTTGGCATAGAACTAAATCGTTTTTCTTCAAGATAATCTTGGACTACATCATGACTAGAAACGAAAACATGATGATTCTTAGAAAGATATATAGCGGTATTCACATATTCTTTATACCAATTTTCGTGCCGTTTGCCCTCTACTATAAATGCGCTTGACTCTAGATCAATGCAATCAAGATTCTCTTTACACATTGTGGTTTTTCCTACGCCAGGAAAACCGATAATAATATAATGATTGCAACGATTGCCCATATTAAATTCCTTTAATTAGATCTGCAATATTATTAAGCTGAAGTTCTTTCTGCTTATCTTCAGAAAGCAACTTATCAAGCTGACTTTTTAATTCAGTACACTGATTGGACTTTTGTGTCCATTCAAGCATACTTGCACGCTGATGTAGATCATACATCCAATTATCAATGCTAAAGCCTTCGTATATTACTGTCATAGGATCAATATTAAGATTTGTTGCTGACAAATACAACGAATTAAAATATACAAGATAAAAATTCACATTGCCAATATCTAACGTATGAATATTTATCTTGTTATTATTAAATGTAAAAATACAAGTCGTTTTAGGACTGAAAGTAGGTTTTTCCCCTAAATCCTTTTCTTTCGTCTTTATGTTTTCAATCAATCGAAGTACATAGTTGTCTCTTTCACTGTCCATTTCTCCCATCCTCTCTCTGTTAACATTTGTTTTCCATTAGTTAAATATCTATCATATTTAATCGGCTTAATAAAATCATATAATTCTTCTATTGAATCTGTTTCAAGTATGGTAATTCTGTCATTACCATGCGCTTTATTATAACAAACATACTTGTTGCTATCTGAATAATAAAATGCATCAATATTATCATATGAACGTTTATTAAATTTTGTAGCATCTATTTCTAAATATTCTTTATCTTTATACCAATAGCCCAAATCTTTTTTACTGCTATCTATTGGTATAAGATCATTAATTATCTTTTTAAAACGTTCAAATGGACATATATATTTTTTAGTAGCACTATAATCTATAGCGTTAAAATACGAATCATGTTCAAACACATCGAGATATTGTGGATATTCAAGGCACGGATTCTCACTTACAGAATATACGAAATTCTTTGGCAATGAACTATATATCATAATAGCATTATAAAACTTTGTTTCATTGGATTTATAGAATACAAATTTTTTATTTTTGCTTTGTTCGGACTTATATTTATAATCTGCCTTATAAGCTCTAGTATTATTTATTTCTGAGAAAATATCATCATGCCAAGTATTATCAATATTTTCGCTCCATTCTCCTACTTTATAAGTAGTATACCAATACGATGGTTTTTCACGATAACAAAATGCTTCGCAATCTTTATACGTATACATTTTACCTATATAGACAAGAGGAGTACCATCTATCTTATAATAAGTATATCCTACCTTTAAATCTTTGGCAGATATGGGCTTATCATTATATAATGTATTAGCTCTATTTGTAAATTCTTTGTATTCTGGAGCTGATGTAGGTATAAGTAAAAGATCTGTGCCATCCCATCCGTATACAAAATCTCCTTCTAGTCCTTTGCCTTTAATTGAACTAGTATTTTCAAGAATATATAAGAGATTAGGAACAGTAATTTCGAATTCAAAATCGCGTGGATCATAAACTCTTATATAAGTCTGACGCATATTATAATAGTCCTGGTATCCACCGACTTTCTTATTTAATACAAAACCAGAGATCGGAGTATTATCAATTTCAAGAGGCTCTATGTTTTTGTCGCGCCAATTTTCCCAAGATATTTGCTTACGAAGCTTGCCCGCATTATCATAATAAATGACATAAGCAAGTTTTCCTGTATATGTGCCATCTCTATTATTAAAACCTACTTTAAGCTTCTGTGGAATAAATATGTTTGACATCTTATTGATCCTCATTAGTTAATGTATATGCTACTACATTTTCATGAAACATATAAAACAATAATCCTTCAAGCTCATCTACATAATAGTTTTTACCAATATATGGATATGAAGGATCATTGATATGATCAAAAGCCTCATAATCAATTGCTTCTATATAATGTTCATATTCTTTAGCTTTTTCTATCATAGCAGCAGGATTCTTACAAACGATAATGCTATTTGGATCTTTTGCTGCAAGCTCAATAAGCTTTCTTGTCTTACCAGTACAATTGCCTGAAATAATATGTATCATAGTATAAACTCCTTAATTACTCTGTGACCGTAGTATCATCCAAATAAGCCAAAGACCACCTGTTATACATATCATAAATACATCAAATAAAAATGAAAAAAATGTATAACGCTTCTTTGGCTTTACTATAGCAGTAGACTTTGCTATTGCATTGGCATTAGTGTTATTATTGATAACAATCGGTGTATCATCTTTTTTGGATTGTTCATATTTTAGCATTTCTACTTGTCTGCCACACTTAGGGCAGATAACTGCATCAAAAGCAATTTTTTCACCACAATACATACAAAACTTTGTTTTATATTGCGCATCTGTATTCGAAGATATATTTTCGTTATTATCCATAATTATAGTTCCTTATCGAATACTTGAAGTAACATATAAATTATATTTATGGCCATTATCAATAATTTGACAATAGCCATAATCAAGATCGAATTCGTATGTATCTTGATCAATTTGCTGCGCATAGTTTTTCGCACACATATCTCTTATTATTTTATGACTATTCTCATTATCAATTATAGTAGCAATATATCCGCTTTCACAATCATTTTTATATGGCGCAATATATTTAATATCAAATGGATGAAACGGCTCTAATAACTTTTCAAATTCTTCTTTAATTATGTTATTATTCAATTATAACTCTCCGTATCTTTATCTTCTCTTACTGTTACAAAAACAGGGAACTGAAGACTTTCCAATCCTGTATCTTTATTTGTAGAAACATCTTTATATTTAACTTCGATGATTTTACCAATCATTTCATTGCGTTTATTCCAGAATTCTATGCTTTCGTCGTAGGTATATCCTGGCACATTAAGACTATTTCCTTTATAATCTACGATAAAAGAGCCAAGCCGGTTTCTGTTCTTATGCTCTTTATATCCTGTTATTTTTAAATCTACAGTATGAAAAGTCTTTACCTTTAAGATTCCTGCATGACGTTTACAAAGATACTGTACATCTTTATTGATCATGCAACCTTCTTTACCTTCTTCATCCATCTTATGAAGATAATATTTTATCTTGCTCTGATCATAACCATGATAGAATCTCTCAATAACAGAAAGAGTGGGGAAGGGACCCGGCAACTTTTCTTTAAGATACTGATCCAGATAATTAAGATACTGTAATCTCTGAGCATATGTCTCAAGACTACGATTCTCATCTAGGAAATGATTTAAAGGAAATATATCAAAAATAATATACTGAATTTCAGTTTTATCTTCATCAGAATCAGTATTGATTATACCTGTGCCAATTCTGAGATTTTCATTCTCGGACATATTATCTATGTTTTTACGGATGATTTCGCCATCAATAAAATAAGAATCCAAGCCTAAATCATATATTGCTTTCTTAATATGATTCAGTCCCTTGAATTCTTTATTCTGACGACTTAGTAATCGTCCTCTATAAAATGTACATCTTGTACCATTAGCTTTTCTGCTTATTGCAAACCACTCATTAGGTTTTAATGGATGGTCATCAATCAAATATGCCTGTTGTACCTGCCATTCTTTTATAAAAGCGTCTCCATAGATACTATTTATAACTTTAGTATTGATTCCTATAACAAGATCTTTTGTAATAATAGATTTAACGAAATTCTCTTGTTCAACATTATCACATTGGTTATCTATAAAGTCTTGACAAGCAGCTATATCACAATCTCTGCCAGTATTATTCTTTTTCAGATAATCATATAATTCGGAAAGGTTATTTATGACGGCGCATTCAATCTTTTCATCTGTTGCTTTATTTAATTTCTTTTTGTCTATGCCAGTTACTATAGTTTTGTCATAGACAAACTTAAGCATATCTGTAAAATCTTTATTATGTTTTTCTCTTCTTAGAATCGCTTGCTTATCAGAAGTGGCAGAAACATTTTTGATTTCATTAGATATACTTAAAAGATTTTCTAGTGTATTATCCATTTATTTTTTAATACCATTCGCAATAAAATAATGCAGTATCTTGTGTAGTAGTGTGTAATGGCAGTGTTTCAATCTGACCATTATTATACTGAGAGCATTCAAATGGATAATTCAACTGATCCATTATAAATTGTCTGAGCATAAATTCCGGAATCATATAATAACCACAATTCTCTACTTCAGTTTCATAATATCTACCGAGTTGATTATGAAACCATTTTTGTATGTCGTATTCTTTGCGCCAATATTTTTCTTCTTCATACTTACATACATAACAATGTTTTGTTACATTATCAGTATATTTTCTATCTAATATATATTGTGGTATACATATTCTTTTTTCTGCACCATTGTCATTTTGAATAGTATATATCCAGTCTTGTGAATTTGTATTAAGAGCGTAATTTTTATTTTTATCTATACCATAATCGGCATACATACGATCAAAATCTGTTTCTCTATAAACAACATCTATCATTGCACAATATGGTTCTAATTGTTGATAACAGCTTTCATAAATTTCTTTATCTGGTATTTTAATATAGTCATATAATTCTGGATCTTCTGATTTATATACCTTTTTTAAGTCAAGATATGTATCTTTATTATCATTTGTATTTGGTCTTGTAATTCTATAAATATTTATATCCAGACCCATATATTATTTAACCTCCATAACAATAGGTTCAGTGTTCTGCACACTACATGTACTACAAAAATGACAAGCAGTATATATAGCTTGAGCTACTGTTGCACCGTTATATAATGCACCAAATGCATAAGATTCTCCAGAACCTATCGCAGTATAATCATTAACTGGCATAATTCCACCAGAATTAAATACATAAGCCTGATTTTCAAAAGCAATAATATACGAAGTCTCATTTATAGAGTATGTATCGTCACCAAATACTTCTTTTGCTTTATTTCTATAATCTATAAAAAGCTTATATAGGTCTGGTATTGCGCATTCAGTAGATATAACAAATTCATTTCTACTTATTTTTTCAGGAATTACTATGTCATATAAAATAGACATATCTTTTTGCAATCCTACTCCTGCTATATAAAAATTAGTAGACAAATGATTTTGAAAATACCTAAGTTTAGAATATTTTATATGCGTCGTATCTATGCAATCTGAATTTTCTCTGAACCATGCACAATCAGCACCAATTGTATAAACACCATTTTCTCTCTTAATAACTGCTATGCTCATTATTCAACCTCATCGAAATAAGTAGCTTCCATATCTGCAATGTGAAGTGCAACACATAATGGATCCTGTTCGAATGCTTTGTTCAGAGATCTGTCTCCGCCTTTTACAGCTGAATCGAATGCGCCCATATGCCATCTTATAGCTAATCCTTCTGTATCTGTAAGCTTCATAAATTTATTAATCAGATAGACGGATTTTTCGCCATGACCATATGGCAATTGCTCATCTATCTTATAATATGGTTGACGAGACCATTTTCCTGTTTCTTCATCTTTTACGTTCTTGAAATCTACTTTATAAAAATTAGCTTTACAAAGATCATGCAAAAGAGAAACAATAGTTGCGCTTTCAGCAAGACTTTCTTTATTATCTTCAGTTAAAAATTCTTTTGGTAAATCTCTGCATACTCTACGTATACGTTCATATACATTTATACTATGTACTACTAAACCGCCCTTATGAGAGCAATGGTACTGACTAGAAGCTGGAGCTATAAAAAAGTCTGTTTCATTTTGCATATAATTCAGCAAGTCTTGTATACCATCTCGCTTAACTTGTGTAAGCATAATATTTTTATATTTTTCTGCATTAGCAGATATTTGTTCTTCAGTAATCACAAATTCTCCTTATTTTTGAATATATTAAATTTATTTGGAAAATAATTCATATAGTACTTGACAATCAGAATATAATATGTTATAATATCTTTGGAATAG